CTCGGATCCGCCGTCGGCGTGATCGTGACCGTGGTATTCGCCGCGCCCATCGTGAACGGGAGATTGTCGGGCTCGATGTAGCCCGGACGGTTCCAGGTCAGGACCAGGTCGATCGGCGTGTTCGGGGTGTGGCCGCCGTTCGCATAGCTCGAATAGGCGATGATGATGTCCGCTTGTGCTGTGATCGCGACGTCCTTCTGGTCAATCGAGGACTCGTCCTGCAGATACGTGACCCCGCTCACCCCGAAGGTATCGGCATGGATGAGCGAGAAGGTCCCGCCTTGCGCGAGCGCAGGGCCGACGACCGACAGGGAGAAAATCGTCGGCCATTGGCGCGTGACGCCTCCGGTATCGACCAAGCGAAGGTTGTTCCGCTGGCTCGCCGCGTAGTTGAGCAAGTACGACTCGACCGTAAAGACGTCGCCAGAAAACCCCGTCTTCGGCCACTGCTTGTCCCCGCGCATCTGGGAGCCCGTACCATCCGCGTTGATATCGGTCGGCTGGCGGAGGAGATAGTGGATCTTCTCGTGGACTTCCTCATTCGACTGGCTATTCCCGCTGATGTAGCCATAGAAGTCATAGCTGGACCCGTCGACGTCGCCAGAGTAGATCCCGTCCACGTCCGAATAGAACAGGATCGAGGCGTAGCCCGCGCCCCCAATGGTCACGTCGTCGTGATAGGGCGTCCCGGTTCCAGGATCCGCTAGCTTCGGGTCGATGCCGTTGTTCGCCGAGACCGGGTAGATCTCGGCATACTCCAAATCATGCTCCTGCATGATGATCGTTTTCCCGGGCTCAGCGCACCGCGTGAACCAGGTAACGCCGTTCGAGGAGCGCTTGTCGACCGAGTTGTCCGCGTCGTAGATCAAGACGAGCTGGTTGCCGTAGCCCGTCATCACGAACTGTGTCGGTGCTGCGTCCCAAACAGCGTCCGAGGGCCAAAACGTCATCTGATCGGTAGACTCGTGCAAGCTCGCAGTCGTGCGAAGCAAGGCGTAAATGCGCGTCGCGGTCGCCGTCGGCTCCGAACGGATCTCCAGCGCAGTGTCGCGGATCGCGTTCAAGGTGTCCGTGTCGTGCGGCTCCCACCCATAGATGTTCGCCATCGACTTGGCGCGCGGCTCGATGGATTTGAACATCGGCGGATAGATGTCGAGATCCGCAGTGTCCCATTGGTCTACGCACCAGGACGCGAAGACCAGACCCTCGACCCCGTCAACGAAGCTCAGTCCGCCAGCCTCGAGGAACTGGTAGGACTTACGGAACGCTGTGATGTTGATATCCGCGCCGGCGCCCTCGTCGACCGGCGTCCCGCTGATGACCGTGAAACTGATCGAGTTTGCGGAGACGGAGTCGACCTGAAGCTCTACGCCCTCGTTAGCTGCGTTCGTCGTGTGCGCAATGGTCAGGATGTCCCCGACCTCGATCCCGCGCTTGGTGATCCCGCTCGCCGAGCTGGACGCCGTGAAATCGGTCGTCGAGCTGGTGAGCACGGTCCCCGTCGCGTTGATCGCGATATCCGTGCCCTGCTTGTCGACCAGGTGGAACTGGATATTCGTCCCGAGGGCGAGGGACGCCTTACTGGTAATCTTGGCCATTCATCAGGTCCTCAGACATAGCTAGGGCTCGGGTTAAGCTCGAAGGGAATCGTTGCGTTGTTGGCAGTGAGCACATAGGACATTTCCCTACGCTCGTAACCGGAGCCGCCCGCCGAAATCGTCACGCGCTCGTCGCCAGCGTAGGGATAGCTGTATTGGTACTGATTCCCGGTAACATTCTGAACGTGGTCGAGACTGACGGAGCCCTGACGGAGCCGGACCTCGACCCCGTTCGGTAGGTCGGTCAGGGTCAAGAGCTTGGTATTCTGGATTGTGACCGAGCCGCCTCCGGTGTTGATAAAGGTCGCGGGATTGGAGCCGTTCGTGGCGTTGACCGTGACTGCGCTCGCGCTGCTGTTGTGGATGTCGTAGGTGTTGCCAGTGAAGGTCAGGGCGTCGAAGGTGTGGCTCGTCCCCGTGTCGATCTCAATCGCTCGCGTGTTGCTCGCGAAGGAACAGGCGTTGACCGTGGTCCCGCCTGGCCAGAGCAAGGCCCCGTCAGTGCCCTGGTAGCCGCTCACGGTGTTGCTCTCGAAGGTCGACGAGCTCGGGCTGATCTGGCCGCAGTCGTCGAACCTGTTGCCCGTGATCGTCTGGCCGTTCGCGAAGACCAGATCCGCGCCGCGAACGAGCGTGCTATTGGCCAGGGTGAACCCAGCGAGCCCGGTATCCGAGGCGTCGATCGAAAACCGCGTATTGTCCCCCGTCCCAGCCGCGCGGATCACAGTCCCATCAAGGACAGCCTCGCAGCCCGAGCCCGTGAACGTCAGCCCGTAGAGCCCGGCATTGACCACGGCGTCAGCGAAGACGACGACCTCGCCGACGGACTCGAAATAGGTCGCGGTCGCCCCGTCGCCAATCTGGAGCGATCCGTAAAGGAAATAGACCCCATTGATCTTATCGACGATGCCGTATCCGTTCGCCAGGTCGTCCTGATAGATTCCCTCGAGCGTGATCGGATCCGCGCTCGATCCCCCGGTGGCGACCAAGCCCGCGCCCGCGCGGAAGTAGTCGACCCAGGTGTTCACCAGATTCTTTGGGCTTGTCAGGTCCGTGCGCTCGAAGCCAAGCTCGGTCACTGCGCTGGTATTGACGGATCCGGAATCCGGGGTCGAATCGGCATAGATCAGGGCGTTGATCCAGCCGCCCTGATAGGTGTCCTTGCCCGCGAGGTTCCAGTAAGCGGTGTTCGTCCCGTCGCTCAGATAGAAACGGAGCCCGCCGTTGGCATAGGAATCCATGTTCGGGAAAGCGATCGAAGCATACCAAGCCCGGATGTGAAGGCCGGACAGGTCGCCGCTATTCGGAATCGTCCCATCGTACCCCGTGACCTTGTTCAAGGTCGCCGTGAACGCTATCGAGTAGGTGCCCTCGCGAAGAATCTCGGACTCGAGTGTCGGCTTATTGCCCACCGCTCCGGTCGTACTTTCGCAGTCCCAGATGGCCGTTAAGCTGGCAGTGACGACCGGCGTAGCCACGAATTAACCCGCGGACTCGACCGCTGCGGACGCCACCGGAGCCTTCTCCGCCCAGACGGCGGCAATCGCCAGCTCGATCCACTGGAACGTGTCGATTAGCGTCGAGTCGCCTTCGGCCGCCTTCTCCGCTGCAAAGGTCAGATAGTCGTCGAGCGCGATCCGAACAGGGTCGCCGGGCTTGTAGATCCGCTGACCGTTCAGGACCCCGTAATATCGCCCGTACATCACCACGTTGTAGACCGCCGGAGACGCATCATCGTCGGCCAGCGGTTGCTGGATCTCCATCCGCGTCAGGTGCAGATGGTCGTAGGTTACGGCCGGCTGTTCGCCCGCGCCCGAGACTAAGATAGCCACAGGTCAGGTCCTCTTAATGCGTCGCTGCGGTGCGGGCTTCGGGGCGCTCGCCGGGCGCGTCGTCTCCGGTGTTGGCTTGTCGCTCGGGGCCGGCGTTTCCGGGGTCTCAGTCGCTCCCCTGGCCCCGGTGTAGATCGCGACCTTCATTGACTCGACGAAAGCCGTCGCCAGGGACGCGGGCACATCGTAGACGTGACCCTTCTCATAGCGCCTGACGTGGACACCGTCCGGGGACCCGTTCCTGTCGTCGAGCATTTTGATCGTTTGAATGTCAACCATACTTTGTCCCCGCCCCTATCGGTCGACCAATAGGGGCGGGCCTCGGGTCAGATTACAGACAGACGTCCTTAGGACGGGCTAACGTGACGGAGCGGTCCCGCGCAAGAGACGCAACCGAAAACGACGTTATTAGCTCCGACGGTGGCAACCACGCGCGAATAGCGCGCCCGTGGGTTCGGGACATTGAGCTGAGCCGTACCCGTGGCCGAAACCTGAGTAATCGCGGAGTCGTTACCGCTCGCCCCGTCGTCGTCAGTCCAGTCGGTCCCGTTGTCGGAATACTGGATTTTTGCATCCAGGGTTCCAGCGCCGCCGACGTCGCCGACCGAGAAAAAGAACGCGACCGCGCCACCGATGGCGTGATCGACGCCCGCACCGTTCACGGCGCCCGCAGCATGGGACGCGGCCGGGATTTCCTCGCCGAACGCATAGTGAGATCCAGGATCGTTTCGCATTGGATGTTCCTCGAATTAAGAGTCTTAAGTCATCAAGGCGCGCTTAGACCGCGACCTTAATCGGCCGGATGGCCTCGGCGAGAACGACCTGGCCCCCGAGACGGCGCTTGATGAGGAATCCCGTTTGGTCGAATTCGGCGTATTTCTCGACCAGTCGCTGAACGCTCAGACCGACCCGATCGCGAATCGCGTAGCCCCGGCGGAGGTCGCCGAAAACGATCGGATACGAGTTTGCGGCGACGTCGGGCATTCCCTCGGGGATCGCGACCGGACGACCAAGCAGGGTCGCCGGCATGCCCGCTTGGACAGGCGGTTGCCACAGGTATTGGCCATTGTCGTCCTTACGCTTGCGCACGTCCGCCTCGGTCTTGCTGTTCATCAGCCAGACACCGTTGCGCCGATACGTGCTCTTGACCGAAGCCATCAGGTCGATCAAGGCATCGATGCCGTTGTTCGAGGCGTCATAGAGCGCATCTGCGACCCCGGTATTGACAGCGTTCGCGATCACATCGGGGTGTGCGAGGACGCCCTGAGGCGAATTCACACCCGAGGCGGACACAAAGGCGTCGTCCTCAGACTCAGCCAGCGCCGGCGCGAAAGCGCCCTGGATCTCGGCCAGGATGTCGGCGGCCTCGTCGTCGAGCGTGTTGTTCGAGATCAGGATCAGCGCCTTCTGGTCGAAGATCTCGATCCGCTCGCCGCCGGCCGCCAGATCTTGAAGATCGATCGCGATGTTCCGCGTACCCCAGGCAACGGCAGGCTTTGCCAGCGCTGGCAGGGTCACGGTATCGCGTCCGGTCGGGCGCGCAACCGCGTGAGCCCGAATCGCGGCCTCGTTGTACGCCTGCATCAGAATTTGCGTCTCGAAGTCGGTCGGCACCATGAACCCGCCATCCTTGTCGGACGCGGACGACAGCGCGCGAAGCTCGTCGGCCTCGAACATCGCGCGGCCGGTCTCGCCCATCCCATAGCGGACGAACTTCAGGAACGCGCGAGACTCCATCGAGGGCTCGCCGTTGGCGCCGGCGCCCGCCATGCCGCCGCTCGGGCGCTTCGAGGCCGCAACCATCTCATCATATTTCGCGCGGACCTCGGTCAAGGCCGCGTTGATCTTCTCGATCTTTTCATCGAGGTCGGGGCTGGCAATCCCGCGCTTTTCGATCTCGCCGATACGTTGATCGACGCTTTCCTTCAGCGCTTCGTGAGTCTTGCGCAGCTCGTCAAACAGCTCTTTCATTTCAGGCATTTCGGGATGCTCCCTTGGTGAGACTCGCGCGGTAATCGCGCAAATAAGCCACGGCTTGCGCACAGGTTTCCCCTTCAGGACTCGACGCCCTGTGCTCTAGACCGTCTTGCGCCCCGCGCCCGTCGCCGGACGTCTGGAGCAAAGCGGACAGGCGGCGACGCTCCGCCGGCGTCATGTCCCGCACCCTCGCGAACATGGATTCCACGGACTCGGCTCGAGCGCGACGGTGCGCCGCCCGGACTTCCTCTGAGAAGCCGCCGAGCTTGGCGTGATCCTGGATCGGGACGCCTCGACGAAGCTGGCGGACTTCATCGAGCGTGAGCGGGGTCGTCGTGGCGAGCTGATCCGGGGTTACGCCCTCGAGGACCGGAGCGAATGCTTTGGCAAGGGGCGAATCGTGGACCGGACTCGACCGCGCTTCGCTGGTCCAAAAGCGGGCCATGTACGCGCTCGCCCACTCCATATAGGCCGCGTGGAATTCGGCAAGCGCCGCGTCCAGCTTGGCGAGGTGATCCTCGTTACCGCTGGACGTGCTCCACCAGATGTCATCTAGTGTCTCATCGAGTGCGCGGAGCAAGCGATAACCGCGCGCTCGAAGATCCTGATCGTTGAAGGTCTCGGAGAACGACTCCGCGCGGGATTCCTCGCGGGATTCCACGCCTGGCCGATGGGCCTCGCTGTCTTCGTCGCCATCTTCCTCCGGAAATTCCACATCTTCGCCGGCCTCGGCCATGATGCGCGCGGCTCGGACCCCCGTGATGAGCGCGGAATCGTTGGCGGGAAAATCAACGGGGCCATACTCGAACAGATCAACCGCCTGGATGACTCTGACGCCATCGCGAACGGTCTCGCGAAGGACGCGAAAGCCGAAACTGAGACCCGTCAGGGTTCCGTCCTTCACAAACTCCAGGACTTCCTTGGCGCGTTGCACGCCTTGGGTCAGTCGTCCGCGAACGAAAACCCCGTGGTCATCCTCGCGGACCTCGAGGGATCGGCCGACGAGCTCGCGATGGTTGTAGTAGAGCTTGACCTGATCGCCTCGCTGGCGAATCGTCTCCTCGAAGGCGCCGCGCTCGAACGTCGAGCGGTAATCATCAACCGTGTTCCAAACGGCAATGTAACCCTCAATGACCCCCTCTTCCGAGCCCGCGCGAAGCTCCGCGGTCGTGCGGGTCTCGAGCTGAGGCTGTTTGGTTTTGCTCTTGGCTGTCGTCATGTCCGCACTCAGGTTGCCAAAGATGCTTGGAACCCTAGCCCGGACGCGGATTCGCCGCTTGTAGCGTTTAGAAGGGTTTAGGGGGTGCGCCTCAAGAACAGAGGAGAGGGCGCGTCGCGAGCGCGAGATGGATCAGAAGGAACGTCCCGGCCCCGACCACCAGGGCCAAGACGATGACCACCAAGCAAGCGAGCAATAGGTTTTCCCGAGGACGCCCGCCAGGTCTCCGCGTGGGGGTGTGTGGTGTCACGCCTCGGCCTCCCAGACAGGTCGCCGCTCGAACAGGTCGCGCGCCTGATCGCGAAGCTCACAGATGACCTCGCGAATGGGATCGAGGACCCTCGCGTCGCCCTCGAAGGTCTCCCAGTCCTCCGGATCCCGGGCGCCCATGAAGGCGGTCAAGGCCCTCCCGCCGGTGTAGCGCTGTTGTTCGTGGCGCTCGATCCCCTCGACCCCTTCCAAGGCCCCGTCGACGGTCTCGACCGCGAGCTCTAGGCGCGCGATAACGTGGGTCATGAAAATGGAAAGCTGTTCGTTCGTCATCGCCCGACTCCTAGTCGTGGTGAAACAGCATGGCGCACCGGCAGTTGACCCGATCGGCGGGGCCGAGCAAGGGATCGAGCGGATACCGGGGCCTCCCGTGGCCCTGATCCGAGAAATACCCGTCGATGGAAACCCGCTCGCGGTCGCGCGCCTCGTGAATCGGGCGGACCTCAAAACCGGCCGTCGTCCACTCTTTTGCCGTCGCGCCCGCGCTTTCCGCGCCCTTGAGCTGGCCGAGCGAGGCCGCCGTCCCCGCCAGCGTGCGCGCGAGCCGAAGCGACCGCTCCGGCCCGAAAGCGCCGACGTCCTCGATTGCCTGCTTCAGCTCTTGAACCGTCTTGCCCTGGTCGAGCGCGTCGCGGATCTGTTCCACGACGAGCGCGACCGTGGTGTCCTGAATCATCGACAGGTCGCGGAGCATCCAGGACTCTTGCTCCAAATACGCCTCCAGGGCTTCGGCGAACCCGTCGGCCGCGCGAACCGACCGGCCCTCGGAACCGACGGCAACCTGGTCGGCCGCGTCGAGCGCAACGACAAGGGCTTGCTCGCGCATGCGCTTCAGCCACTCGTCCTCGTCGACGGCGAGCGCAGAGCGGGCGCTGGCTTCGTCCACGGCCCCACTGTCCAGGGCCGAGAACAGCGCCGCCTGTTGCGCGCTGAGTAGCGCGCCAAACACCTCCGACACCGGACCCTCGGCGAGCTTGTCGCGCGCCCTGTGCTCGCGCTCGAGGTCGCGCCCCTGGCGAAGCTCGAGCGCGGGCGCGGTTCGACTCTCGGAGATCCCGGAGGGCGCGCTCCCGCGCTTTTGCTCGGCTGGATTCGCGCCTTGCGTCCGTCCGGTGAAGGGGAGATCCCAGCCGGAAAACTCAGGGAGACCGAGGGCTAGATGGTCGTTCAGGACCGAGAGGGGGACGCCCATGTCCCAGTATTGGCGCGCTGTGTCGGCCTTCTCGCGCGACGTTTTGCGAAGCGCCGCGATCTTGCTGAGGTCATACCCGACCTGCGTCCCCGTCGGGAGGACAGGGGCGAAAGACTGGTTGAACGTGTTTGCGAGGTC